CTTTTGCCTAATGAATTATAACAATGGACAGTGTTGTGGCACAAATAACTCCTATGTTGTGCCTACGCCCCCTAATCCATCTCTCCAGACATGGAATGGGCAAACATTTGTCGTTGCAGATGGATCTACCCAAAACCCAATTTCCCTCCCAAATCTTCAACAATCAAATGCTTCCAATATCCAATATGTTGTAGGACTTACCGCAACTGGAACATTTGTGTTAGTTCCCATATCTCAAATAGTTTAATATGTCTTGCTACAATACAGTTCCAATTAGCATAATTCCTCCTACAAGCCAAGGAGTTGGGCCGCTTGTTTGGCAGAATGGTAGCCAGATCAACAGGCTTAATCCTACTCTTAATCCAGCATTGGTTCTTTATGATGGTTCTGTAACTCGTTTTGGTGATGGATCTATCCAAGCTCCTATTTATTTGCCTTCACTACAGCAAGTATCTGGAACTCCATTGAGGAGTGTGGGTGCAGATGTAAATGGTACATTGGGTTATTACAATCCGCTTGCGTCTGGATCTGGAACTGGAACAGCTAACCAAATTTACACTGTTAATAGTTCTGGAACTGCTCCTATTTGGCAGACAGGAATTGTAGGAGTAAGTGGAACTGTTACTGCCGCACCACAGGGATCTGGACTTGTGGGAGAAGTTCTTTCTTGGTCATCTGGTGGCATAGCTTTTAATCCAATTGGACAAACCCAAGAGTTGTTAACAATTACATCAGGATCAAATCCTCCATTAACTAATGGAGATTGGCAGTTTTCTGCTGTTTTTATTATTAATTGCACTAATGTTACAATTACCGCTGGTGCTGGATTTGTTGCAGGAATAAGTACAGCTACGGGAGTTCCTTCTATTCCAAATAGACTTCAATTTCCTATTATTAATGGTGCATCTGGAAATACGTTTACTTGTGAAGTTTCATCTCCAATTGTTAATGTAATCCAAAATACTGGTAATACGGTTTATGCGGTTGCTCAAGCACCAGCAACTTCTGGAAGTGGAAGTTCAGTTACTATTGGTTGTTATCTTACGGCTCGTAGAATGCGATAACCCATGTATGGCACAACCAACTTCTGTGGGTGTGGAACTCAATACCCAATAGTCCCTGGATCTAATCCTTCCCTTGTTACTTGGGATGGACAGAAGTTTGTCGTTGCAGATGGAAGTAAACAACTTCCAATTAATCTTCCCTACATTCAGCATTCCAATGTGTCTAATGCACCTTTTCTTTTGTGTGCTACTCCAACTGAAATATTATCTAAATTAAAGTTCTTTGCACATATTCCAATTAACTATCTTTTAGTTGGTGGTGGAGGAGCTTGTGGTGATTCTGATGGTGGGCCAGCAGGAGGTGGTGGAGGAGGTGGTGTATTGACATCATCTTTCACATTAAACAGTGCAAATGTAATTAATGTATCTGTTGGGTCTGGTGGAATTGCCGCCGCTGGAGATACTGGTGCAAATGGAGGAAATGGACAAAGCTCAATTATATCTTTCAAGAACCAAACATTAACAGCACTTGGTGGTGGAGGTGGTGGTTCCGCTGGAACGGGGGCAAATGGAAGTTCTGGTGGTGGTGGAGGTGCTTTACAAGCAGGAGGAACTGCAACTCAAGGACACAATGGAAGTGCTGGAGGAAAAGGTATTTATATTGGTGAAGGATATGGAGGGGGTGGAGGTGGTGCTGGAACCGCTGGCACTCCTGCAACGTATGATGGAAGTGGAAATGTTATAGGTGGTGGTGGAGGAAATGGAATAGCTTCATCCATTACTGGAACTTCTGTTTATTATGGAGCAGGAGGTGGTGGAAGTGCTGATAATGATGGTGATACATATACTATCATTGGTGGATTGGGATATGGAAATTATGGAAGCGGAAGCCAAACTAAAGCATATGATTTCAATCTTGCTGGATTCTCGGGTGTTTGCATCCTTTCGATTCCTAACCAATACTTCTCTGGAATTTATACCAATGCCACTCAATCATCTGATGGAGCAGGAAACACCATTTTGACTTTTACTGGTAACGGCACATATACTACATAACTATTGATCTTTTCTTAAAAACCAACTACAACTAAAAAACTATGGCTTGCGGATGTAACAATACTGGATCGGGATACTACGGTGGATGTAATTGCAACAACACCGTCCAATACGCACCATCGGCTTGTAACCCTAATTTTCCCACAACTTGTACAGCTCTTGGTACTGGTGTAATCCAGCGTGTAGTTGGTGAGGATTACTCTTCTTGTAAGTACACTGTACCTACTATTTTATCAAATAGCATTCTTACTTATAATCAATCAACTGGACTTGTAAATTGGGGAGATGGATCTTCAAGTAATCCTATTTTCTTGGGAGGTAGTAACGGTGCTATTTATCCAGCACAAAATATCATTGCTGGTAATTCTTATACCATTGTTTTTGTTGGTACAACTAGCTGGACTTCTATTGGAGCATCCTCAAATACAGTAGGTGTTACATTTACTGCTACAGGAGTGGGATCTGGAACTGGAACTGCTTCTATAGTTTCTTCAAATCAAGTATCATCTACAATAGTTGGGGCAATTCAAGGAACTACTCCTACTGGTCAGCTTGTTGCATTTAAGCCTTCAACATCTTCTGAAACTCAATTCCCCGTTATATCACCTAGTGGAACTACAACTGCATGGGGAACGATTGAGAACATTGTTCCAACACAAGGATTGGTTTATAGACCAAGTGTCAGCGGAACCCTTGGAAGTGTAGCTCAACTTACTGGATCTTCTGGTCAAGTAGTATCATTTGATGCTAATGGCAATCCTTATGCAGTTGCCGCTACTGCAATCACAGGAACCAGTGTGCCATCTGGTGCTGTTCTTCCATTTGCTTATAATGTAACATCTGGAATTGTTCCTGCTGGGTGGTTATTGTGTGACGGTTCTGTTTATACAACAGCCGCATATCCTACTCTTGGAGCTTTGCTTGGAAATACTTACGGAGGAAGCACAGGAACATTTGGTGTTCCAAACCTATCTGGTTTGTTTATTCGTGGTGCTGGAACTCAAACATCTGGTGGTATAACATACTCCGCTGGAACTATTGGAACAATTCAAGCTGATAATTTCCAAGGACATGAACATTCCTATGGTGGAACTGCGGTATCAAATACATTTGCTGGTGGATCTGGATCTGGATTAACTGGATCTGCTAAAACAACGACCAGTGAAATTACTGATGGAACAAATGGAACTCCTCGTTACGGAACAGAAACTCGTCCTGTAAACCTTGCAATGGTTTACTGCATAAAAATCTAGCCAAAAATGGCGAGCGATGGCAGAGTCTACGATGGTTCTACGATAACGATTGGAATGGATGCGGAAACGCATCCGTCAATCCTTCCAGCGGAATATGTTTCATCGTGCGTAAACCGATCTTTTAGACAAGGAGTAAATGCTACTCGTCCTCCATTTACGGAGATCCCAATTACGCCAGCATACGGACAAGATCCATCTATCCTTACCGCATTCCAAACTGGAAACTTCCAAGGAGCTTACCCATACAAGGCAATTAAATCTGGCTCACTAGATGGGTTTGTAGTTTCAGTTGCAGGAACAATTTACTTTGTTTCTATCGTTAACAATGTAGGCACTCTTTACAAACTCATTGATGGAAATGATCCAACCATGATGCATACATGGTTTATTCAAGCTGAAGATTGGATGTATATCCAAAACGGATACCAAGATCCTATTGCATGGTCTGGAGATATATCTGGTGTTCCAACAAATCTCCAAGCACAAGGAAATGGATCTACAACTATTAATTTAACTTGGACGGAAAATGCCCCAGGTGCGGTCTCAAACGAAATCCAAGTTCAATCTGGTAGCACAATATTTAGCACCATTGCCATAGTTTCGTATGGACAAGTTGGATATAGTTTTTCTGCTGTTAATTCAACCACTCAATACGAATTCCAAGTTCGTAGCGTATTTCCAGATGGTTCATCTACTCCTTGGTCAAACATTGCAACAACTACGGCTGGCAATAAAACGATCACAGCGGCACAGCCCAATACTTGTTTTAGGCTCAACCCTGTTAAGCAACAGATGCCGATTGGAACAATCATGGCATATGCTTACGGGCGTGTAGCAGTGAGTGATGCCAACAACAATATCTATATCTCTGACATCATCTACGGAAACGGATTCACAACGACATCCAATACCCAAAACTTTACCGAGCAAACCTACTGGCAAGAAGGTGGTTCATTTACTCCCCCTGCTAATCTTGGATTGATTACAGGCATGAGGATCATGCCGTCCCTCAACATCAATGTGCGTGGTCAAGGTGAGCTTGTAGTATTCTGTGAGAACGGATCATTTACTCTTGATCTCTCCCAAGATCGCACAACATGGCAAGCAAACAACATCCAGAAGGTTTCTCTTATTGGTCGTGGTTGCCGATCGCCTTGGAGCATTACTGGAGTCAACAACGATGTCTATTTCCGTTGTGATGATGGTTGGGCTTTCTACAACAATGCTCAAGTAGATTTCTATGAGGCTCTTTCCTTCCGTAAAATCTCCCGTGAAGTTCAGCCTTGGGTAAACTATGATACTCCTTGGTTGAGGCAATTTGAGAGTGCAATGTTCTTTGACAATCGACTCATAGCAACCGTATCTCCTTTCACTGTTTCTACTGCTGATCCATCTGTTTGTGGATTGCATCGTCCTAGTAGGGCAATGATTGTCCTAGACGTTGAACAAGAAAGTAGGATCTCTCCAGATGCATCCATGCCTACACGCTGGAATGGTCTATGGGAAGGCCCACAACCTACTCAACTATCCACAGCTCAAATCAATGGTGTCCAACGTGGGTTTGCTTTCTCATTTGATGCTGACAATATTAATCGTCTTTACGAACTTCAGAGTAGTAGCTCGTTGCTTACTGGCGTAGATGATTACTCTGTTCAGTACGGAAGTGTTCCAATTGGTTCGTATTTCATTACCAAGAGATATGATTTTACGCCGAACCCAGGTGCATCAAAGTTCGTGCGTAAGCAACTTGCTGGTGGTGAAGTCTGGATCTCCAATCTCAAGGAAGCTGTTACTGTGGCTTGTGAGTATCGTCCAGATTCCTATGCTTGCTTCTTTACCCTTTCTCAACCCATAACGGTTGGTTTTGATGAATGTACCCCTATCACGGTTGGATGTGTTCCAGCAGTATCTCAACCTCGCTATCAGCAGTTGAAGTTCCCATCTCCTGACATTAACGATTGCGAAACATTCGGTCAGATTTCCCCACAAGAGGGAGCCGAGTTCCAATTCAAGATAGACATTACAGGAGCTTGCATTGTGGATAGGGTTCGTCTCTCTGGAATCTTCAATGACTCATTGGATCTCCCTGCTGGAGATTGTCCCGATACTTTCTATAATGATCCAGAACCAGTGCAATGCCCTTGCCAACCTGATCTTGATTACTATCGTATCGTTCCCCTTCCAACGTCTGTCTCTTCTGTCTCTGGATAAAAGGATTGCTAATTACTTAAAATAAGGTTACAACTCAAATAATTATGCAGAATCAAGCATCACCAGTTCAAATCTTGTCTCCTGTTATTCCCAATAACTGGTGTCCTGAAGGCACTTGGTCAGACGTTTTTAATAGTTTTTGCCAGTTGTTCTTAAACAATTCCACGATCAATATCCCTGGCCTTGGGCAAGTTACTCCTGCACAGATTGCTACGATCAATCAGAATATCCAAAACCTTCAGAATGAGTACAATGCTTTGGCTGTTAATGTTCAAAGTGGAACAATTTCATCTCCAACTTCGGGGTTAAATATTGTTACTTTTGCTACTGCAATGCCAAATACAAGTTACATTATTACAGCTTATTTTGTGAGTGCATCAGGAACTACTACTGCTCCTGCTAATTCTTGGTCTATTATTGATGGTAGCCAAACAACTACTGGCTTCCAAATTGTTCTTCCAACTGTTACAAATTACACAAAAGTAAACTGGTCAGTTCAATCTATCGCATCAACCTAACTAAACTAAAAACAAACTAAACATATGGCTAAAGACATCAACAGGGCAACAGAGCCTAAACTTCAGAGCGATGGAATGTCCACTCGTGGAACCATCAAAGAAGGGATGAGCAATCATCCAAAGGGTACGGAGTTCAGCGGAATTTTCTACGCTGGCAAACTCCAACCCGAACCCACTTCCCCAGGTCGTGGTTCTTCCAAAAAGTAATATGGCTGGCGAACAATACACATACGACAACACCGAAAGGGGCATTGTCTCCGATCATGCTACCCCTCAACCTATGCAGAGGGTGCAGATCAAGGGAGATATTCCTACCATTCGTGCGTACAAGGACGCTCGTACAGCTCGTATCAAGTCCATTGGTGAGTCCAACCAGAGAGCATTCTCTGTAGGTGGGCCAGCTAATGAGACTGCTATGGGTAAGGGTACTACCTTCAACGCAGATTGGCTGTAATATGGCTCTTCCAAAGCTCCCTAAAATCGGGGCGATGAGGAGCAAAATGCTCAAGGTCAAGCAATCTCCGTCAATCAAACTGACGGATGTGAAGACCACTACTGGCCCAAAACGTCCTATGACTCGCCTTCTAGTGGGTCATCCGATAACCCGTGGAGAAATGATCTAGTTATGGCCTCTGCATCTGGAATATATTGTTGGAAACATATTAAAAGCGGAAAGCGATATATTGGACAGGCTAAAAATGTCATTACGAGAATGTCTTCTCATAGAACAAGATTGCGTGGTAATTATCACGAGAATGAACACTTTCAAAGGGCATGGTTAAAATATGGAGAGAATGCTTTTGAATTTTCTATAATTGAATTTTGTCCAGAAGAAATCCTTTCATGGAAAGAAGAAGAGTGGATCTCAAAATATCAAACAACAAATTCTGATTTTGGATACAACCGCACAACTGGCGGTGAAAATCCAAGGCATACAGAAGAAACAAAAAGAATAATTTCAATCTGTAGCACAGGAAGGAAGCACTCCCAAGATGCTTGCCAAAAGATTTCTAAAGCAAGAAAAGGTATTGTTTTCTCTCAAGAGCATAAGAAAAAATTATCAGAAGCCGCAAAAGCAAGAGGCATTACAAAAGAAACTCGATTGAAAATGATCGAATCTGCAAAAGCAAAAAGAATTTCACTTAAAGTGATGATTCCTGTATAAATACTTATTTATATGTCTCTTTATTCCGTTCAAGATATGCTTCCACTATTGCGTCCTTACGCAGGAAATAGCGGAACTTGTAATCAAACTATTCTTTTGCAATATTTGAACAAGGCACGTTCTCTTTTATGGAATAAAGTCGATGCAGATAGTTTGTGCGATTATGTTTGTATTA